AAACGTGCGATCTTCCTTTGTTGTGTGGTTTTGCAACACGGCGGGATATCGCTTCATTGCGTTGAAGAAGTTTAGACCGCGCTGAACAGTCTCAAAGTCTGTTGTTCCAGCCTCTAGCACGCCACTGCGGCCCAAAGAACTAGCCTGACCCAAGCGGTTTTTATAGACCTCGTAGACTACGTTGTTTTTCTCAAGCATGGAGAACTTCATGCTCATTGAGTTTTGACCTGAGTCAACGGCTTCCTGATCAATCAAAGATATAGTTGCCGCAACCATTTTATTAGCGTCACTAGGCGTAAACATGTCTGCACGGAAGGTGCCGCTCTGAAGCTGCTTCACGCCTACACTAAACTTTGCGGTTTCGTTGATCTTCTTGTTAATCTCGTACCTAGCTCTTGAAATGGCGTTGAGCGTAGTGCTTGTGTTCGATGCAAGGCTTGAGTCTACGTTGTTTTGCAGACTGCCACGACCATCTAGATCCTGTGTCAGCAATGATTCAGCAGTATCCAGACGGCGCAACATTTCTGGCACGTTGCTCAGGTCACCCTCTGTCAGTTTTCTACTCACACCATCAACAGATATGCTCGCAGAATTATATACAAGCGAGTCAACTTGCTCTGGCTTTAGCGATTTGTTGGCTAGTATTTCTGGGCGGTAAAAGCCTTGGAAGGTGCTAAACGCATCTTCCATAGTCATGTCGGCAGAAAGCACATCATTCATGCCTGAGACTACTCCGCGAGATGTAAGATCCTGCAATTGAGCCGCAGCCGTGCCAAGAACACTAGCGATTTCAACCTTTTTGCCGTTTGGCAGTTGAGAGATATCAAACTCTACTACTTCGCCGTTTGTGCGTGTAATCGCAAAGTTTTTACCATCTGCTGCGTCTCGCGATGCTTGCTCTAAAGATGTGCGAGTTGTGTCGTCTGCAATCTCTGATATTCTGCCGGCCAAGGTATCAGTCAACTCACCAATTGCGGCGTTCTCAAATTTGAGACTAAGGCCAGCCATTGACAGTCTGGCACTTTCTCCAAGATTAGTAGGGTCAATCGTTACATCCTCACCACCGATTTTTAGAGTAATTTCGGTGCCTGTAAGATATGCAGATGCTATGTCATCAAGCTGTTGAGGAGTTGCGATTTCAGCAATCCCCGCAAGATCCCCCTTGGCAGCATCTAAATTCTGAGCTTTGATGACATTCTTTTGCCCTGCAACATTGCCTAACAAAGCTTGGAATGTTTTTGTTGGCAGGGTTTTGTCTGTCTTTAAGTCCTCTTGAATCGCGTCCAGATCACCTGTGGTAGTGGCTGCTTGAATTTTGTTGAAGTAATTACGAGAAGTCACAGCCAACTGCATACTGGTCTGCGTGTAATTAATCTTCAGACCATTAGCGATACCCTTGTTAATCTCTTCAACATTTTGTGTGAGAAGCTCTTGGTATCTTGGATCGGTAGGAGCCAAGGTGCCCATTTCAGCAATGTTGGCAGCAAGAAAATCGTTAGTTGCGTCAGACGATCTTGCCTGTCCACGGTTGAATGTATTTTGCTTGCCGGCAGCTAATTTGCCAGCCATCAAACGACTAGCCCTAGATGCGACATCAGCTTTTTGCTGTGTCGTTAGATTTGGTAAAGCATTGATTTTATTTAGTTGATCGTTTTGAAACTTGGTAAAGTTGTCGGTAAACACAGCCGTTTCTGTGTCTTGATTGTTTAGCAGAAAGTCGTCTGCCTCACCTTGGATGCGCGTAGCTTCTTCGTTAGCAACACGATCTGTTTCGCGCTTTTTTTCAGCCATCCCAAATTGGAACGCAATTTGACCGGCTTGATCTGCAAACTGCGCTTGCGCACGACTTGCTGCCGTAAAAGTAGCCTGACTTGCGCGTGGCCCAGATTGACCTACGGCAAGCTCTACTGTCGGGCCTAGTCCTTTGTTGTACAGCGGGATGCGCATATTAAATCCTATTAAGCCATAAGTTGTGCAGAGCGAGATCCAGAGGTAAGCAAGGAACTATATGCTTGAGTTTGGAACGCCGCTGCCTGTGCAGCGCCACCAGCACGCGCTAACGCAGCTTCTGATGCCTTGTTCAAAGCATCAAAATCCGATGCGTACTGTATGTTTAGCGCATCCATCTCAGTCTGAAAAAATGTATCAGCCAAGGCCAATAAAGGACTGCCGGTCATTTCTACACCGGATGCCGCCGTAGCTACTCTTTGCGCACCAGCTAAACGCTCAGAGTTTTTACGCATCACATTTTCTTGCTGCACTCTGCGGCGTTGCAGCATTACCAGTTCGTTTTCGGCAAGCTGTGCATTGTATTCGCCAGTTTGACGCGCAATACGAGCGGCTTGTTTATTGCCTTTGAACCCTACAATACCAGCTACTGCACTGGCACCTGCTGCGATTGCCATCGCATCCATTACATCACCCTTGCATAACGATAATAATCTGAACCATCAGGCCCATATTTCCTCATTATACCCTCATTTTGAAAACCAAGCCATTCTGCGAACCTTTTAGCCTTTGCATCCTTTACTGCGATGCTGGCCTGGATACGCTGATATTGATGCTCTTCCTGCATGTGATCGAATATATTGACCGTGTGCCGCGCTACAGTTCTGGGCCGCGCAAACGCTTCCTTGCCCAGAAGCAACCACGCTTCACCTACACCACTCCATATGTTGTGTACACCGCCTATGCCAAGCACAACATCTTCCTCAAAAAGTGTGTAGCCCCTAATATCTTTATGCTCAACTAATGCTTTGCGGCCATCCTCAGAAAGATCAAACATCAACTTAATGTGCTGAACATGCTCTTGTGCAAACGGCAAAAATCTAAGCATCAAACGTGTTAGACCTTCTCATAATTGCAAGAATAGTCATGGGTAATGGTTGGGACTGCTGCACCACCACCCGCGCATCATTGTCGTAACCTGATGGGAACGAAATTTCTTTGTCGCCTGTAAACATAGGCACCGCTACATCCATTGCCATGCTGCTATCTCGAAACGGTATGCGGTCAAGATTGCTAGTATCGGGGCCGACCTCTGCACCTACACTGTTGAGAAAACGTGCCGTGACACCGTGGATACGCTTGATCTTGCCTTGCGATATCCCGTCATCTGCGCCGGCCTCTAGCCGCAGAGTCTCCACCAGCGAATTGTAAGTGTACCCAACAGACACTTTGGTCGAGCTACGATCTATAATGACCTTGCCACCAGATACGGTCTTGTCAGCGTGCGCAGAGCCATCAGCAAGGATCTGCACTGTCTCGCCTTCAAGGTGATTAAGACCGCTGATAGTGGTTGTTGCTGACCCGCTGTAGGTCAAGCCGCTGTCCAAAAAGAAAGCATCTGAGACATCAGTACCAAAACTGATTGGCTTGAGGAAACAAATGTGGCGCACCGTTGCGCTATTGATCGTTCTCTTTACAGACACATACACCTGATCTTCTGCACCGCTGGGGATAGCTGTGATGCTTTCTACCACCCCACTATCGCCTAATGGATGCTGGTGCCAGCCTACAGCGCCGTTGGCGCGGTCATAGGTCAGCCCTACAAGGGTGCCGTCGCTGTGGACAAACCAGAGGATAAGTTCTGGTTCTTGCTGCCACACCATGTCTGTGAGGCCACCACTAGCCACATGCTCTGCCAGAATCGTCAGATCAACGCCCAGCAAACCGTCTGTGTCTAAATCAAACGTGATCTCTTTGACCCGCTCCCCGCCCTTCTGGATAAGGATGGTACTGTTGCCGGCACGCAACGGACGGACATCAGATGAGCCAAAGGTAGTTTCTCGCAAAACATTGACGTTTGTGGGAGTGACAGGCTCTGCACCTGTGCCGCCCGACAGCGTAAACTCAGAGCTTGTAGTCAGAATCTGAAGGAACCGACCAGGCAGCAGGTGCTTGATTACGTTGACGCGATCTGACGCGATGGTGATGTTGATGGCATCGTCATCGTTTGTGCCTGGTGTTTGATTTTCAAAGTCAGCACTCTTTGAGCCAAAGATGGTCTGTGGTTGACCTGTAGTGCCGGCAAAGTACAACCGCTCTTCGTAGAACGCCACAGCCTTGGGAAACTTTTGATCTCCCCCAAAAGCCCCCAAAGACCAGCGAATGTTGGCATTGGTTGAACCCACAGCACTATCAGGCAAACGCGAGTTTCCAAATTGATCCTCATGCACATCTGCCGTAACGACAGTTGAGCTAGTGAAGCCTGTTATCTTTACATGACCATGTGCGTCATGCAGGTATTCCCAATTAATAGTGCCATAGGTTTCTGTGCCTGTAAGATGCACAGGCGGTGTGTTGTTTGATGTCTGTGTGCTGCCGGTGACTTGCTTGTAAACATGCCCAGCGTTGCGTACCGTAGCGTTGTTTGCGTAGCTTGTGCTTGCCGCCCACGCATCATGTTCAATCTCAAGTATTTCACGGAACCTGATCAATCGTCCGACATCGGCACTTTCAAACAATGCTGCGGACGCTGTAATTGTAATGCCAGTGCCAGTCGCCGCAGAGGCATATAGTGTGGTTGTCGTCTTGTTTTCGTCTAAATATGGGCCATCAATGAAGTCGATGTCAGTCAGTGTGAAGCTGGTTGATGTTGTGCGCGTTAGCTTGGCTGGCTCATGGTCTTTGTGAGCGAGAAACAACACATCCGCAGATTGCACATGATTTAGCTCAAAAATTTCTGTGACCGAATAGGTGGTGGTTACCTCGACAATCTTGCCTACAGCGCCACTACTTGTGTACGCATCAAACCCTGTGCCATTGATGCCCGACAGTTGGAAAGTGTTTGTTGTCTTGCCGGCCACCGTAAACTCACGGTTGTTTAGCTGCGTCATGCCAGCGACGTTGGTGATATACACACGATCACCATTGTTGAAGCCATGTGATGCAGCAGTAACGACTACAGGATTGGCTTGTGTGGCCGCTGTGATGGTCTTTGTGGATTCCGTTAAGATGCCGCCGTCTTTGAAGAACCGGATGTAGTTGGCACCAAACTCAAGCACATACGCTTGCTCGTCGCTAAACTCAAAGTTTACCAGCCTGACTTTGCCACCGTCCTTTGATGCACCCGCGTAATACGAACCAGGGCGGCGTGTAATGCCACCCTGCGGGAAACTCACCATGTTGGTTAGTTCTTTTGCCGCCTCGTTGTATTTCTGTAGGTCTATACGGCCTTCAAGGCGAGGCGAAAACTCTCCGGCGCGGAAGTTAGTTATGATAGTAGAAACACGCGCCATATTAGAACCTGACGTTTAAGAAATCATCTGCCTGTATCTGGTCTGGGTAGCCTTCCATCGCGTCCATACCACGCGCTTCCTTCAAACGCTCATTGTATAGCGCCATGATGGCCTGTGAGACGCCGTTGCTACCTGTGATGGCGTATGCAGTCTCTCCCGCCAAACGGTGCGCTATGGTGCCTGAAAGCAGCGTATCAAACTCTTCTGTGTCTGTGATACGTGCGATGTAGGTGATCTTGCAGGTACTTTCGTTGCTCAGAACCTTGCGACCTTCGATCTTGAACATGACGTTGCTGTCGTATGCAGCTAACTCGTTGTTGACGTTGCTGTTCCAAAAAGACAAAACCCGCAAGCAAAACGGATCTGTGGGCAACGTAAATTGATGATTGAAGCCAAATGCAGGGGCATCGCTGTCTTTTGCCAGTTCCTTGCGAGTGATTGCGCAGTTCCAAGGGTGCGCACGCAGGACATGATCCCTGACAGTTTCAAAGCGCCTATTACACAAACGCGCTTCTTTGGAGTTTTCGGTGAGTGATGTAATAGTTGCTGCACCCAGCAAATCCATAGCTTCGTTACAGATATCAACGACAGACGGCATCGCACACCTCTCAATGGAAAGAAGGGGCGGCGAACCGCCCCCTCCATGTTAGTTTACAACGTAGTGAATAATGAACGACATATCGCCGCCAGTTCCACCAGTTGCATTGAAGGTCACTGCTACATAGTAGTAGCCGCCTGGGTCAGCCGATGCTCCTGCGTTTTCCCAAAGCTGTGCGCCGATAGTGTTAATATCAGCAGCTTCAGTGCGCAGGTCTGCAACCGCAGTCGTGCCATCAGCAACAGAAGTGGCGTAGAAATCTTCATCTACGACAGTGCCGTCAGTCTGATACAAGCCCACGTTGAAGGTACAGCTACCACCCAGCGCATCTGCTGCAACTGAAATTGCAGTGATAGACGCATTGGAAGGCAGAGGTGCCAGCATGACGATATCGTTGTCAGTGCTGTCGCCAGCCGCCAGAGCAATACTACCCTGTGCAACACGCAGTACACCGTGAAGCTCGTGTGCCTCACTGAATACCTGCGGGGACGCTTCAAAGTTAGCGACCAGAGTCGAGTTCTTCGTAGTCATGGTTTATCTCTCCTCTTAGTCTGGGGTTTCGTCACAGAAGATCTGCACAACCTTGTCTTCCTCCATGCGCACCGATCCGATGCTCATGCAGTAATAGACTTGAGTTGCGTATCCCTTGTCGGCGCGTTCATCAATGCGTGCGCTGATGTCCTTGCCAATACCAAGAGTCAGACCGTCTTCTGCCCAAGCAAAACACTTACGAATATCGTTAGAGTCCACGGACAGACGGTTGGACATGATGAAGCGGAAGCCCATAAAGGTATCCAGCTCACCTTGTACGAGTGCCTTCACAGTGTTGAAGTCGCTGCTGGTGACTGTTGTGTCGCCAAGAAGATCTTCAATCTGCTTTGGGCCTACTGCAATGTAACGCGGGATGGAAGGATCAACATCGTTGAGATCCATCTTACGCTTTGCTTCACGCAGCTTGGCAAGGGTCAGGCCATCGTTAGACGATGAAGAACCAACCGAGTTTGCTGTTGCGTCAAGCGATGCGCTGCCAGAACCAGTTTCGCCGGTGCTTGCAGAGCCTGTTGCAGAAGTGATGATGACATCATCCATTGCACGACCCATTGCTGCGGCAGCA